CCCACCTGAGCTTGATGTCGACGGCATCAGGACGTCCTGCACGTTCAAGATGATTTCTGTCGGCAAACGGCTCATCGCCGCGCTTCAAGAACCACTTGAGCAAGGCACCGTGACCACTAAGATTGCTCTTAGGGATAACGGAACAGTCTACATAAGCCTTGACAAGGGGCCTATGTAGGTGAGGGCATACCCGTTGGACTTCATAGTCCAATAAAGTATGTCTGCCAAGCGCAGAGCTATCACGGTGAACAGTAGGAAAAGGAATAATCCTTTCCAAATGCTCATCGAGTTTCCTTGCGACGATCCAGTAACCAGCAAAATAAAACTGATTACGAAGAGAGACGCTAGAAATAATAGCTCGAACGTGCTTCCGTTGGGTAGGGAGAATTTCTCTGGCTCTGACAATAGAAACGTCATAACCATTGTAATACTCCTTACCACAAGACTCTCTGAACTTTCCAGTCCAGAAAGACTTGTCTCGATTTAGCTTGAAACCGTAAAGCTCAAGCCGGTCGACAACGGAATCCACCATATCTACAGGGATGACAATGTCATCTCCGTAGACGCGCACCTTCCCAACGAACGACTTTATGTCACGTTGAGTAAGTGGACGTCTGAGCTCATCTTGGATCCCAAGAAAGATTATGGTCAAAAAGACCATAGCCTCGATTGGGAAACATAGAGCTGAACCCATAGACGCAAACTTGGCTAAAGGGATAACCCCGTAACCAGGCACATCAGCATTCCGACTCCGGCACGCATCTACGGCTTCACTTGCGTGAGGCCAAGATGAAAGCATGAGTCGTACGAGCTGATTCGAAACACGATCGGATGCTTCACTCATATCGAGTGTCGCGAGGTTACCTGTAAGGGAACCTTCCATGGCCATGTGCTGATTAGGCACTTGATCATCGAATCCGACGAGCCTCCCGAGGGTGTCATGCCTCTGGATAGCTCCAACGATTACTTCCATCAGCCCCTGCTGCACGTATTGCATGCAGGTGGGTTCGATGGCGATAATCCTTGGTGTTTTGAGCGTTTTAGGGACAGTGATAACCTTAACTGGTATCTCTGCCTCGGGTTCGAGTAAATGCACTTCGGGTGAGTCTATAAAATGACTCACACTTGGAAAAACAAAATCCCAAGTAGGGAAAAGTGAATCCAAGCGCTTGGTCCAAACAGTCTGATTGTACTTAGAGTTACCCCTAAGTTTATCAGCAGTTGCACCAGGCCCGTGCTTCGGGACAATCTCACCGTAGTAGACCTTCTGATCTAAAACGGACAAGATTGGAGCCCAAAGCTTACGCGACATGACCTTAAAGTCCTCATAATTAGAGAACGATATGGCCCAATCGTGAGAGTGCATTTCCTTCTCACACTCGACGTACTTATCAATTGCTGCTGTCACCCGTGCATCACTGCAAGGAAGATTCAGCTTACCAAACATCAGAGTGATCTGACGAATGGACTGAATGGCATCAATTGATGGTTCGTCGAGCAGACGCCCATCACAAGGGTCAAAGATTTGACTGGTGAAACCTCGAAGAAATTCGGGGAGACACCCGCGCTTCGAATAACCAACGAAGTGCGTTGAGTCTACCGCGCCTTGGTCAAGAGCTCTCTCGAGATCTCTCCCAAAGTTCGGTAAAGTTATCGTTAAATACGATAACCCTTCAGCTTTGACCCTACTAGAGATTCTTTTGAAATCTCTAGTGGTGCTGGTGCAACACCGAGTTCCGGAATCTTCCAGAACCCAACTGAGGAGTAGCAAATGGCTTTTCATCCATCCCCCTTTCAAGGGGTGAAGGATCCATTGCCATAGCTGCTACCGCCCTCTTGAAGTCAGCTCTCGCCACCCAGAAGCTGGGTAACGCGAGCACCAGAAGAAGCAGTGAGGTAAGCCGTAAGGCCATCCACAATCTGCTTAGCTTCGGCCACAGTATACCCGACGTCTGGGACGTTCACGACAAGATAAGCACTCATCGTGTACGGCACATTCGTAGCGGGCATAAGGGGGTCCGGAGCGTTCTTCCGGTGATCAAGGCGGATTGTCCGTCGGACACGCTTACCATAAACGTGACTGACGTCCAACTTGACCGTCCCGTCATCCTTTGAAAAGGATCCCGAGGTGAGTCCAGACCCAGTACGCGCAAGCGTCTGGGCAACCGCATTGATAGTAACTGACTGAGGGTCGGCAAAAGCCATAGCACTAGCTCCTAAGTTTGCCCTAGGGCAAGCCCTAGAGTTGGTGACCACACACAGGATTGTGTGTGGGTAACCCTCTTACCTATCTAAATAGGTAAGAGTTTTCCGCCACGGGATAGTCCCAAAGCAGAAAGAATGGCCCATTGCCTCCCAGTAAAGTTAATGGAAGGGTCTAGACCAAACCCGAAGGGAGTTGCCTTAACTCGCTGCTTTACCACAGTGGTAAAGCTTTGAGTAAATGGGCCCGGCCGTGTCGTATTCCTTGGAGCAGACTTTAGGAATGTTCCATAGGTAAGATACGACCGGGTTCTACTTGATGTTTC